AAGTATTATATTATTATTATCTATATCTATAGTACTATCTATATTAATAATTGATTCTGTAGTACTTTCTCCTTGAATACATACACTTTCTGGTATAGAAATCGTAGTAACAGAATATGTATTTTTTAATAAACGAAGATTATTTGATAATTTTAAAGCCTCGTTAATAGGATACTTACTATTAACAAGATTAAACCATTCTAAATAACTATTATCATTATTCCATGTTCCATTAATAGTTATATTATCAAATATTTTAGTTAATCCAGCTTTAATTTTAGTATTACTACCAACAATAGTACCATTACTAAAGCTTCCACCTTGAAAGTCAAGGGTACAATTGGCTGGAATAGTAAGTACTGCATTACCTAAATCAATGTCATTTACTATCTTATAAATCACATTAGATTTATTAAACTTAGACTGCTGAGCAGCTTGTATATTAGGATATACAACTCCAGAGGTAATACTTTCTGGAGTAGAATTACTATCTGTAGCAGTAACAGAGAAAGACTGTATGCTACTAGCATCCATTAGTGCTTTAGTAGTAACTACTCCTGTAGAAGAATCTATACTAAAATAGTCTCCACCTGTAGCTATACTATAAGTATAAGGAGTAGTTCCTCCACTAGCTACAGCTGTAGCTACAGTACTCCCAGCAGGATATGATGTAGCTACTGCTATTTTATTTATTGTTATATTTAATGCCATATCATTTAATTTGGTTACAAGTATACTAAAAATTTCTCATATATACAAATAGGAAGGACACTTGAAGTGTCCTCCCATTATATATATTAAGTCAATGCACTACCATCAAGATTAGTCCATGCTGTACCATTACTCATAATATATTTATTTAGAGTTGTATCGTAATACTTAAATCCAGCACTAACTAATGCTAAAGTAGGTCTTGCAGAAGTTGTACCTTTTTCATTTAAAAAAGCTATTTTATCTCCAGCAGTAGTTGCTCCTATTCTAATATCATCAAAATAAGCATTTATTGCTAAACCAGAAGCTATAAATTTTGACATAACTACAAATTCAACAATAATAGAACTAATAGAAACAGGTTTATCATCTAAATGATGATAAGAAGTTAGTGCATAGACATCTAAACTATCTTTATTATCTAATAAATTAATTACTGTATTTTGATCAGTTCTTGTAACAGAGGAACCAGAACTATTTGTATAAATTGTAATTACTCTTATAACAGGATATATTATAGAATTAACATCACTATCTTTATGAAACCTTGCTTTAACAGAAAAACAACCATTATTGTCTACCATTATTGCGTTAGGTATAGAAAAAGAATATGATAATACATCTGCATTTATAGCAGTAACTGATGATATTCTAAATGCTAATCCACAATTATTCTGAATAAATGCACCAGTACCATTAGTAGTATATTTATTAGGAACTAAATATTTATTAAACGGAGTTTCTCTTGCTTGAGTAATATTAAATCCATTCCATAATATATTGTTACAAATATTATCTATACTCCAAGGAGAAAGAGTAGCCATTTTATTATTTGCTAATGGAGTTCCATTAATAATAATATTATTTCCAACAGTATTCCAATTTGTAGATGCAAAATATCTTTCATAATTATCATTATGGAAACTAAAATTATATGAAGTAACTATAACTGTATTATAACTTCCAACAACACTACATCCTATTACAGTAGTAGTAGTTCCAGAACCATTATTATCACAAGTTACTTGAACATAATTACTATTACCTTGAATAATACAACCTCCATAATTGTTTTGCTGTAATTCTACATTAGAAACATTACATTTATTACCTATAAGTTTAAGTGCATATTTGTTTGTTTCTGTAGTACTTGCTCCACAACCAAAACATTTACAACTATCTATTCTATTATTACCATTTATAATAATACCTTCCTGATGACTACCTGCAACAGTACACCCAATAATCATATTATCTGTACCATTACAATTTATACCAACATTAGTTGTATGTGAAATAAAACAATTAACTATTTTATTTTCTCTTTGATAAGTACCAATATAAATAGAAGCTGCATAACAATTCTTTATTTCTACATTTTGTATAATGTTTCTCGTATCCCATTGATCATTAACATCATTTGATGTACTTCTTAATAAAATACCTCCTATCTTATAATTAGCTTCTGTAGAATTACTACCTCCAAGTAATACAAAATCTGAAAATATAATACCACTACCTCCATCTTTAGTTCTTAAAAGATAATTATTAGTCAATTCCATTGATGGATTAGCTTGAATAATAGATTTCTTTCCACATCCTTTAATAGTTCTAAAAGATGGTATATTGTCTATTTGATCGGTTATGTATGTTCTTGCACTTAAAGAAGTAACAGTAAAATAATTAATACATTTTGTTAAAGCTATTGTATCATTAGTAACACCATCTCCAACTGCTCCAAACCATTCTGGATAAGATTCTTCTACATTCCAAGTTCCAGTAAGAATTATATCACTATTAAATATCTTTTGTAAACCTGCTTTAATTCTAATATTGTGTCCGACAATTGTTCCATTACTAAAACTACCTCCTTGAAAATCAAGAATAGAACCAGTAGCAATAGTTAATGTTCCACCGCCTAAATCTATATCTGCACAAACTTTATATATAACATTAGAATGACTAAACATTATATTTAGTACATCTATAGTATTAGTTTGCTTAATATATTTTACTTTACTAAATAAACTTCCATCTTCATTTGTCCAATCTGTACCTTTCCAAGTAAGATACGAAGTTGTTACAGTATAATATACTACATAACCTCTATCATCTACTGTAAGTTTAGCAGTTAAAACATCTAATTCTGCAAGAGATGTCACTCTTCTTTCTAATGCTTTATTTCCATCGGCTGTTCTAAATACCTTAGAATAAGAATCCCAAAATACAGGACGTTTATAAGTACCATCCAAAACAAATTGACTAAATCCAACCTTATCAGCAGTAAGAGATGTAGGTAAATCAGCAAGCATATTACCTGAATACATTTCTTTACTGGGGAATGTAACAGTAGATGGAATAGAAGATATATAAACACTTTCTTTAATTATTGCAGATAACTCAGACCATTTACCTCCATATATTCCAGCATAATCAGGTCTTCCACTTACAGGAGCTTCTACAGTAATAAACTTAGTTTTAGAAGTTAAGAATATATTAACAGAAGTAGCAGAAGCATATGAATCTCCAATTAAATCTCCACCAATAGCAAAATATATAATAAAATTATTAGAATCTTCTGTATAATTTATATAAGAAAACACAGGGGTATTCTTATACATAGAATATCTCGGAGTACTATCTTGACTTGCTTTTATTTTTATATCTCTAATACCTGTTAATCTTTGACTTGGACCAAATGTATATATAGTAGTATTAACAGGCATTTGAATATTAATATAATTAGGATTACTACAAAATGCCGTAAATTCAACTTCTCCCACTAATGGTTTAGGTATAGTAAATTTTAATGCTTTTCCTACTGGAAGATTATGTTGAAATGTAGTACTATATCTAATATCTTCTGGATAAGTAGGATTAATAAATTTTTTATTCTGTTCTTCTGCACTAATAGCAAGATAAGGATTAAGTTCATCAAATACACAATTATTAAATACTAAATCCTTACTTACATACCAAGCAGCAATAGAATTATCTACATTAGTAATACCCACTATATGACAATTACTAAACGTAAGTCCATTAGTTCTGTTTAATCTAAGAGGAGCTGTAAAATTACAATCACTAATAGTAACTAATTGACCTCTTGGTACAGGACCTAAATCATCTCTAATAGTAGAAGAAACATCATATTTATTATTCTTGAATTTACAAGAACTCATTGATACATTACTGCATACACCAGAAGGTTCTATTTCAGCATAGTCATTTTCAAAGTCTATACCAGCCATAGGAGCTGTACCTTTAATTTCATCACTACCACAACCTTCAAAATATACATTAGTTATAGTGTAATTATTACCTCCTAAAGCAATACCATTTCTTCTTGCATATAAAACTTTAACTCCATCAATTAATACATTCTTAGTTGCAGGTCCAGCAGCTTTTGTACCATTATTATTATAGGCAATATTACCAAACGTTAAAGCATCACCAAATGCATAACCAACAGTTATATCTCTAACTACTATATTATCACAACTTTTGAAATTAAATATATGTCCCCATTCACCATAATAGTTAGTGCCAGTAAAAGGATCAGTATATAAATGATTTTTAGCATCTGCATTAATAGTGCCTGTACCACTAACTTCAATATTGCTTTTACCTTCTATATGAAATATAAAATAAGCACCTTGATTAGTAGGCAACATTTGGATAGTATTATTAACTATAAGATGTGTATTAGAAGTAAAGTTAGTAAAGATTCTAAGAAATGAATATTCCTCAGTACTAAGCTTCCAATAATCAGGTCTTACATCATCTCCAAGATTAGTTTTTCCTTTATATGGTAATTCAAAATAATAAGTTCTATCAGCATCAAAATGAATAGTATTATATACATTATCATTTGAAAGAGCTAATATATTAGTTATAATTTGATTAGATATATAAGAAGGAGGGGTGTTAAAAGCAAACCATGAATCGTAGATATGCTCAACATTCCAAGTGCCCTCAATAACTACACTATCAAATATGACAGCATTGGAATCAGCTTCAATAACAGTATTGTTACCATTGAGTGTTCCATTTTTAATGGAACCACCTACAAACTGTAATATGCTATTGGCAGGAAGATTGATGGTAGCACCATTTAAGTCAAAGTCATACCTAATCTTATAGACATTATTAGGCATGTTGATCATAGATTGAGTAAGAATATTCTTGTTGCTTTGAATATTCTTTCTTAATATTCTATAACCTAAACCACTAAAGGTTGAAGTATCATATGCTCTATTAGCTTCTTCAATTTGACCAGAACTATTCTTCTGTAAATCTTCAGGATTTAACTTAACTGCTGTTGTAATCTGACTGTTAATCCAATCAAATACTTCTTGAGCTAATGCAGATAGACCAACAGATGCAGGTCGAAACTCTGCTGTATTATAAGGTAACCAGTAAGAACTATCCTGCCAATGATTATCATCTAAGTTATTGTCATTATAGTACTCAACTGTTAAAGTGCCTGCATAATCTATATAACTTAACCAGATACCTCTTCTCCTATTCTTCATAGGAACCTGTAATCTGGTTGCAGCCTTACTACCCACATAAGGTAAAGCTATAAAGTTATTCCTTACAAGAATATTATCAAGAGATTCCTTGGTAACTCTATCAAGAACTAGGTCTGTAAAGGTCCAAGGAAATATTTTAGAATAGGAGTTTGCACTCCTATCCTTTTTAATTAATTGCTGATTTTCCATCATTTATCAATTTAAACAATTACTACTTTTGATATTAAAGTACCATCAGTGTTAGTCCAAGCTGTACCATTCCAAATTTTCACTTCCTTTAAAGAACTATCATATAAAACTTGCCCTTCTCCATAGGTTCCTGCAATAGTGGCTGTAATTACAGATGATATATCCTCCTTTACGCCTGTAATAATAGTATTATTAAGATTAATATTACCATTTGATATTTTACCGCCTTGAAAATCTAATACAGAATTAGAACGAACATTAATAGTATTTCCACCTAAATCTATATTACCAACTATTATATATCTGCCTTGATGATTTTGACTAAAATGATAAGAATAATCCTCATAAGAATTTATTATAAAAGTATTATTAGAAGGCAAAGTATTTAATAACCAAGTATTTGCTCCTTTTTTATAGGTTAAAAAATTATTTCTTTCCCAAGCTAAAACATTATCTCCCTTAGGAAGTGCATAAGAAGGAGGTAACATTAATTGAGTTTCTCTTTCCGCAGGACGATATACAGCTATATTACTACATTTATCGGGAACACTATCTATAAAACTTTCAGAAAATCCCATAGAAAGAGCTAATTCTTTAGAATAACCATATAAATCATTTTTTGTTAAACTTTTAGCTTGAAGTACCAATCTTCTTTTTGTAGCTCCTGCGTCAATTTTTTTGGTATATGCATAAATAATTGCATCACTTTTATTATTTAAAGTTGTTAAATCTGCTATTGTTAAATTTGCTGTATTTTCAGGTTCAATAATTATGATATTACCTCCTTCAGCATCTATCATAGCTTCTTTATCATATACACTATTTACAAAAGCACAACTTTGAAATGAAATATAACTAATAGAAGCAAGAACACTTCCTCCATATTTAATTATATTTAAAAAGCCTTTTCTATCTTCTCCAACCATTGCATTTCCAGAACCTTCAAATACACAGTTATTAAATTTAAGTGCTAAATTAGAAATACCTTCAATATAAGCTACATATTTCATACCTGCATATAATATATTAGAATTAGAAAACTCTAAGCAAGCAGAGTTTTCAAGAAGAGCTTTCATTATTCCTTTTCTACCAACAACACTTTGTCTATCAAAATAATAAAGTGCATCTACAACATTAATATATACATTTGAATTAGAACCAATATTATAAAATACTGATTTATCTCGTCCTGCATATACTTGTAAATTTGTAAATCTTGCACCATACATAGTTGCAGCTACACTTCCAGAAGTTCTATCTTGATGAAAAGCATTATCATTATAAGATATAAAAGTACAATTATCTGTTCTAAATCCATGCATACCATAGAACGGACTCTGTAATCTTATCACATTTCCATTAGCTTCAATAGAAAGATTGTATATTCTACAAAATTGTCCGCCATAAGAAGTTGCAATATTAATAGCATTAGATGACGGAAACCATAATAGAGTATCTTGACTACCTTTTCCATTAAATACAAATTTAGTTACGGAAGATAAATTAATTTCAGAACTAAATGGATAAATACCTTTACCAAAAATAATATTACCTAAAGATATTATTTTAGTAAGTATATCTGTATTAGTTGTAGGAATTTCAGGAGCTTCTTCAAAACTATTATTATTTCCATTTATAAATGTTTTATATCTATTATCTGATATATCCCATTTTTCATTTATAAACCAATCAAAATAAATACAACTATTACTAAATGTTCCTGCTAAGTTTATAGATTTATCTAAAAATCTACTTCCAATTATTTTAGTATCTTGACCAGTAACAGTACCATTAGATATAGAACCTCCTTCAAATAAAAGAACACAACCTTCTGGTATAATTACAGTCTGACCATTAAGATTATAATCATACTGTATATGATAAATAACATTCTCCTTACCAACCATGGTTTGAGTAAGGTAATTAATTAATCTAGTTTCACCTGTATTAGGGTCTGTAAGAGTCTGTAAGTTCTTTCTTAAATATACTCTACCCAAACCTGAGAAGTCATCTATACTATAGTCTTTATCCTTGAAATGCATATAGGAATTACCATCAGCATCAGGTTCAGTCATAGTTAAGTCTTCTTGATCAGGAAGTATAGAGTTAATAATTCTAGACTCAAGTAAGTCTACCCATAAAGTAGTATTATTCCAAGTTAGAACAGACTCACCTTGATATTGGTATAAGTGCCATTCACCTTGTTCATTTAGGAAGGTAATAACCTGACCTACTTTTCTACTTCTCCAAGGTATAACTCTAATAGCTTCATCAAGAGTATTATAAGATATACCATATTTATCAGTGACATTGATAAAGTCTGATACTCCTAATGCGAAGAACTGACTTACTATATCACTGACAGTAGTATTTACATTCTTACCACCCTGAACTAGAACTATAGTCTCATTTCCTTGAAGAGGAGTAGTAGCTGAATCAAAACTAGTATCTCTAGCTGCTTTTGATTTCAGATATGCTTCTATTTTTCTATAATCCTCTTGTGTAAAGTACATAACGTATTAATTTGTGTCATTAACCATAATATCTGCCACTTTCAATGCAGACAGAATTGCATTTACCTGAGTAACAACTGTTGCTAATTCAGCTCCAGTTGCTAGGTTTGATACATTAGTAGCTTTCTTCACTCCACCAATTGCACTTGTAGTTGCAGCAGGCAGTGTGTAAGGTTCTGGGATAGTAGGGGTGTTAATCAAATCACTATAATCACCACTATAAGCTACCTTAGCTAAGTCTTGTGTTTCACCTGAAGAAACATTAGCCCAGCCATTAGGACCAAAGTACTTTAATGAGCCTCTAAACATCCACAAATCAAACTTTGATGGTGCAGATTCTGACTCAACTATACCATTATATCTTCTCATATTATTTAGTATTATTTGGTTTCTTATTTATTTGTTCTTTCTTTAACTGACTTTCAATCTTCAGCTTCTTATTATCAAAGGCTAACTTCTCATCGAATTCTCTAATTTTTTCTTGTAGATTAGCTTTAGCCTCTTCACTAAACTCAACATCCTCACTAGTCTCTTCATTAGCATATTTACCCATTTGAGCTATTAGAATTGCAGTCTCATTATCTCTAACATTCATAGTATCCTTTAACTGCATTTCAGCTTGCTTCTGTTGCATTTGAGCTTGAGCTATATTCTGTTGAGTTTGTAACTGTTCTTGCTGAGCTTTCTGTTGTCTTTGTCTAATCTCCTGCTCATCTTTTTCAATCAATCTTTGTTTTTCAGCTAAGCTACTTGAAGTGTAGAGCTTAGTAATAGTAGAGAAGGATAAAGTCTGAGTTTGAAGTGCAGCTTGAGCTAAAGAATCTAATTTACTATTGAGTTCCTGAGTTCCATTACTATTATCTACAACTAAACCATAGTCAGCTTCAGCAAATTCATCACCATCAATCTCCATTATTCTGGTAGATGTATCTGATAATATGTACTGGAACTTCTTAGATCTACCTTTAAGAGCTATCTTAGCTGTTTCAAGTAAACATTCAAGTACTCTCTTCTTAACATCATCATGTTGAATGAATAACCATTCAGTAATATGTGATGATTGAAGAGTAGCTCTTTCTACACCTCCAACAGTCTCTCTATTACTAATTTGACCTTCTCTTTGTTTAGTAATACCTGCAACTTCAGCCATCTCCATCTTGATAAACTCAAGCAGATTGACTAATTGCTGAATATAATTACCTTGGTCTAAGTTAATACCACCAGTAGAAGCATTGTTAAGTGCACCAGCTAACTTACCACTAGCAGCACCATAGTTACCTTCTTTAAAACTATCCTCTACTAGAACATGATTAACCTTAGCATAGTACATCCATTTATCAACTTCCCAGCCTTTAGGAACCTTAGCTAAATCCATTCTAACTAATGCTCCCCAGTTATTAGCTATAGCCTTATTCAATCTATCATGAATAGTATCATAAAGATAGTTATAAGGCTTCATCATATCTACTAAACTGAAAGGTCTTCCTTGATTTAAGTTATAGATAGAACCTATAATACCAAAGTGACATCTTGATGGATTTGATAGTCTGTTATATTGAACCAATCTAGGTCTCATATTAACAAATATCTCATTACCAATCATAGTACCTTCCCATGCTTCATTAATCCACATAGAGTACTCCTCTTCACCTCTATTTCTATCTATTTCATAATCTTCTGGATAGAAGTTATATTCTTCTTCACCTGTTTCAGGATTATAAGACTTAACCTTTTTAACCTTTCTCTTTGATTTCCAATATACTCTAAGTACTCTTAGATTACCAGCTAAATCATAAGGAAGAAGTGATGTACCTACACTTTCAGGAAATAAATTAGCAGGGTCAAAATAGAATCCATCTGAAGTTGTAACCTCATCACCAATCATATTGGCATTGACAAAGCCATATCTTTCATCTATATTATCCATACTATCCACAGTATTCTGACCTATATGATCAGGCAAAGACTCAATATACTTAATATCTTTCTGTGTTAGTACATCATACCAGTTATCTATAACTCTGCCTGGACTCCAATAGTCCTCAACTATGATAATATCAGCATCTTCTATCTTGTTACTGTAACCTGCTTTAAACACTCTTACTTTAAGAGGATTTAATCTCTCTACTACTGGTTCACCACCTACTATATCACATTGGTAAATCTCTTCACCAACAGCCATAGCATCCATGAAACCTTCATTAAATATAAGAGGAATATTATACTCCTTGATATAATGATTAAGGAGTGCATTAGCTCTTACCTCTTTAAGGTCTTGCCATTCATAAGTAAAGTAATCATTGAGCTTTTCAAGCTTTTCATTGAATTCATCTTCACTTTGAGAAGTGTCACTAACCTCTTCTTGAAGTCTTTGTAATAACTCATTCTTCTTATTATTCTCAATCTCTGATATAGCTAGTGGGTTAGTTACAACTACTCTAAAATCAAAGACTCTCTTACTTTCTTCACCTCTTAGAACATTCAATTTGGAATTCATGATGGGGTAGTGCTGTATTCTATCTGGTATATATCCTGCCTTCAAGTCATCAGGATTCAATACTAGTTGCATATCCTGCATATTAATCTTTCCTCTAAGAAGATTGTAATTAATCTGCTTATGGACAACAGACTTTCTAACAAGACTATAATTAAAGAATGTCTTATTATTAGCCCACAGGACGCAGCTACGTCTCCATGATTTAGTTTTAGCACTGAAAGGCAACATTTGTCGGGGGAAATTGGCAAACTGATTATCCATTATTTACCTCCTTTCCCTCATATCTCCATCTATATCCATAAGCGGATTTAGTAGAGTCTCTACATGCTCTATATATATCTGGTCTTTTTGCTTCTTTATTAAAACTCATATTAGCCTCACTTATAGATTTATACTTTCTAATAAAAATCCAGTCTAGAGAATAACATAAAACTGGAACACTTCTAGCTTTACTAACAGCAGAGTATATTCTCTTTTTGCCTTCTTCAGTAAAGTTTGGATGTCTATTATCATACTTACCCTCTTTTCTAGCTCTTTCAAATCCCTTTTTCTGATTGATAAGAATTAGTTCTCTTTTAGTTTCCCATGTTCTTTTCATCTTATCTGAATGAAACTTTCTTTGTTCTTCTGTAAGATTTCTCATGGGATTAGAATGTTTAGTGATTCCTACATATACTTTATTGTTAATCTTATTAACATGTAAGTATATTATATATCTATCTTCCATATAACTTCTATTAGATAGTGCAAAAGTAAGTAGAATAATCCACCCATGCAATATCATAAGTGAATTGTTTATACCTACTTACACTCTTTACTAAATTTACTGCCTTGTAGGATACCAGTTAATCCTGTTATTATTCATCCTTTTATCATAGTTATCAGTGAAGAATTTATCATTACCAAGATAGTTTCTATTATCAGCTTCAACTCTATCCTGACTAAAGTTTCCCTGATACTGTATAACCATATACTCCCTATACAACATTAATGCAATCATAGATGAAACCCTATCATAGTTACCTAAAGACTCCCATTGAATAGACTCTTGAATAAGTGCTCTACTCTTTAATGTGTACAATCTAGGAATCATGACTTCTCTTTGTTCACCATCTACTTCTTGTACCATAGGTATTGGAGTTAACAGCCAGTTCCTATAAAGTAATCTACCATAACCATTAATAAACTTATTAGCTGTATAACCTTTACTTTGATTACCTACTCCTGGAATCTTTGTTATCTCTTTATCCTTCAAGTATTCTAGTCTGTCACTAAGTAAGTATAGTGAAGACATTCTATTGAAATAAGCAAATAGTCCCTTCTTATTGTTTTCATAGTTATCTCTAGCATTATAAAACATAAGAAGTAGTCTTAACTGTTCATAGTAATCATCTGCAAATGTAGGCCTACCAGTGTATTCAGCTACTATCTCATCAGTCCATAAGTCTAAAATAAATGTAGATTGAAGTGACATAGATTCCTTAGCATCATCATCATCTACAGGGTCAGTACCTGCAATATACCTATTAGAAGGTATCTTACCACTACTATCTTTCTTAGGCAATTGGAGTATCTCTATACCACCCTCAAGCTTATTATCCTTATGAGGAAACTCTCTAATTACACTAACATCACATGGTGTAAATTCAGGCTTTCCATCCTTAATAGTCATTCTACCTGTATAAACATCATCATAGATATTAGGATTAGCATCTAGTTCATTCTTTCTATCACTCAATTGAGCAGCAGGGAATAAAGAAGACTCCTTCCTCATAATAGCCTCTTGAATAGTCAAAGGTCTTTCAGCTACTACTTGAGTTAATCTAGAAGGGTCAGTAGAGTTATACTTAACTATAAACCTCTTATTTAAAATATCAAGTATAGTAGCTACTACATCTGATACACCATCTTTATTATAAAAACCACCTCTATTCAAGTATGCTCCAAAGAAGAATACTGTGTCACCTTTACCATTAGAGTTCTTATCATATAAATTAGGCAATGCATAGATGTTATAACCCTTTGGATTATATAACATCTGAAGAATACCATAGAAATTCGAGCCCTCACTTCCCCCTGTGTTATGAGTTATAATGTTATTAGCTAAGTATGTGTGAGAGTCATCAGCTGTAAGATTATATATTCTTTGAGTACCTATACTTTCTATAGATTTAACTCTTTCTAACCTAATATTATCATATTGATATTTATAAAAGTCAGAACCATCCCCCTGTAATATCATCTTTTCCATAGCTTCTTTCTTGTAATCTACTCTAAGAGGGATAGTATTACAGAAGTGATAAATACTCTTCTTATCTTTAATTTGAAGAGTAAACCAAGGATTTTTATCTTTTCTACCTTCCTTAATTATAGGATTAATCTTATATATATAACTTAAAATTCCAAGCTTTCTTAATAAAGTTTGAACCTGTATTAATATTTCTTTATTACTTTGTGTAAGAGTAATACTAGAAGTGTTATTGTAAAATACAGAACCATCTGTATCATACAACCCAGCTAACATATTAATTACAGAGTCTTTATCTAAGCTCTCCCAATTAATAGGTAATCTTTTAGAAGATTTTGTCTGACCATAAATACCTACATTTCTTAGCATAGGACATACTCCAAGTACTCTAATCTCCTTATATACTTTACCTTCTTTAGTAGTATATACTCTCTCTGTTTTAGTATCATATTTAGTTTCTACATAATCTAATATACTATTATCACAGTTAGATAGTACAGGTGTTTTATCAAAGCCATAACTACCATCTCCTATTAATAGACCTATCAAATAAGCATCTTCTAAAGAGTCTTTACCCCAAATATCAATAACATCACATAAAGCAACATAATCATCCTTAGATAATTTACCAGCTTCTTTCCATTGTAATTCATATGATATTTTTCTTCTTTCTGTTATATGCTTATCTACTCTATGTCTTACTAATATAGGATGGTCATAACTACATTCAAGAATTCCTGAATTAGTGTTAATTCTAACACAATCTTTATATGTCTCATCCTGAATATAGGTAATTGGTTCTATATTGGCTTTATTATCCTTAAATCCTATAATGCCAGAATCCTTAGTAATATCTTCTATATTAATCAGTTTTCCTTCTTTATTATAGACTTTAGTTCCAGCGCATACACAGCCAATGCCTATTTGTTGTCCCCAAGTCTCTTTACCTTCTCTAACAGAAGGTTCATTAGTAGTCCAAGCTACTTGAAATTTAGGGAATTTACCAATCTCTTCATATATAATTCTAGCAGCTCTACTACCTCTGGCTTTTTCAGGATCATCATTAGTTGATACACCAAATACACTGTTTCTAGTACCCATCTTAGCATCAGTTTCAGCATCAATGTATCCCATCTCCCAGAACATCTTATCTAATGAACTGTATAATCTCTTAGCAGGCCACTGCATTAACCTAGCATTTAAGTCAATACATGCTTCAAACTTCTTAAGAGTACCATCCTTATTAGTAAGGGTTCCTTTTTCAGCAGCTAATATAAAGGCATTAATCTTCTCACAATATTTCTCATTTTCACCTATTATAAAGTCCTTAGCTAGCATAGATGCACAAGAGAATGATTTTGAAGCACCTCTAGTTGCTATTTGAAGAGCATCTTTACCACCATTCAAATCATATAAACCCCCATATCTAGCTTGATGAATGTAATGAAACCACAAGTAAGCACCTTCCCAAGACCTAGGAGTAGATGTTACTCTATTAACTGTATTAGTCTGACCTTCTATTGTCTGGGTAAGTTCAATAGGCATATAATTCAAATAGAAATACATATCTCCTGTAATCCATTCACCATCAGAAGGTCTAACCATACCATACCAACATCTACTAGTCTCTCTTCTCAACCACCTCATGTAATCTGAATTAGGATTACCATTTGGTCTTAAATCAGTATATTTACCAGTCTCTGCTTTATGTATAGCAATTTCTCTAAAGTAATCCATATCCTCAAGAATATGAGGGTTCATAACATCTACTATTATTTTACCATCATTATCTCTTGGTAAGTCCTTGGCTCTCTTTCTATTAGGAGATATAAGTCTCTTAATAAACTCTACATTATTTACATAGTCAAAGAACTGTTCTTGTACTTCTTTAGGATATTGCTCAAGTAATTCATCAGTTATTGGTGTCTGAAATTCATTAGTCTCTAGTAATACTTTCATCCTTTAATACTTTATCAAATTTATGACTTCTAGCATAGTTGAATATAGCAGATATAAATTCAATATCAGCTTTATCATAAGCTGTTTCATCTTGACCTGTGACTATTCTACTAGAATAGACTATATCCACAACTGCTTCTTTAGAATCTCTATTAACTAAATATAGAGTTTCATTAATAGATTTATAGGCTTTGAATGAAGAATTAACTTGCATATTCTTCCTCATAACAAAGAATGATTTATTCTTAATATTAAGAAGTTGTCTACAATCCTCTACATATCTATTTAACCCTTCTACTACATCCTCTACTTTCATACTTCCCAACCTCTAAATGTTCCATCTTTAACACTGTCTAATATGCCTTTATCTAACAGGTTAGACAGTTCTGAAAGAATTCTCTTACTAATAATTTCTTCCATCTTTGGGCATACGCTTCTTAAATCCTCTTTATATTCCATTTTAAAGAATCTAGATACTCCATTATAGGATTTATAGGATATATCTACCATTACATAATAGTAGGATTCTTCAAAAGAACTCATTCCTTCTATGATATACTCATTAGCTTTAATCATAAAACCACAATCAGATGGATAATTATCCTTCCAATCATCTAACTTCTTCCTAATAGCTTTATATAAGTTTACTATGCCCATGATATACCATCCTCCATAATGGTCTTCTCTTTTTGACCTCTCATCTTACTATTCTCTGCAATCTCTTGAGCTACTATCTTCTCAGTCTTCATTAGTTTCTCTGCCATATCAGTCATCTGATTAACAGCAGTAGCTAAGGTATTTACTGGATATTTAGGCTTTCCCTTATCATCAGTTGCAGTAAAGTCCATCTCTCTTAAATACTTCCTAAGATTATCTACTGCAAACTTAGCATCCTCTAATAATAAGTATGAAGTAGTAATAACTGAGTCCTTATATGACTTCATAGCTTCTTCAACTATCTTATCAGGCTTCCAATCTTTAGGAAGTCCTTCCTCTTCTATGATTTTATCTTTTCTACTTTCTAAATCAGTTAGATACATATAAGCGCTTCTAGGATCAACATAAAAATATATGAATCCAAGTTCCTTTAAGGCTCTAGCTTTACCTTTGCTTCTATCTCTATTCCAAAGAGTTCTAATTGATTTAATCAACAGTGCCTCTGGCTCAACTGTTAATGTGTATCCTTCATATTTTAATAGTCTCATATTATTTATTTTTATATTTCCAAACATAACCTCCCGCTGAGGGCCTTTTGCCCCTAGCACATCTAGATATATGTGTTCCTAAAACTTTAGTATCTAAACTAGCTTCAGTTACACTACGATATTCTTTTAATAAATTCATATTTTTATTATAGTTTATTATAAATTCCTAAAGCTATAATAGTTTTAGACCTTTTACTAACTGCTTCTGGTGACTTATTTTTTCCCTTATTGGCTATACTTATTTTGTTCTTATGACTTTCTGTTAAAGGTACTCCTTTAAATCTTGCACTCACTCTTTTCTTCTGCTCTCTGGAATACCTATAACCAGTAACACCTTCTCCACCATCAGTTACATTATATGAAATATCTAGTGATTTATAATAAGCTATAAGTTCACATTCTAGTTTATTAGACTCACTTCTAGTATTACATTTAAGCAGTTTGTTCTATATAAACCTTTCCATTAATTTTATTTATATGTGCATAAACAATGATCATATGTATATAAACTTAAAAAGCCTAGCTTAAGTAAAAATTAGGCTAGGCTTTGTTATTAATTCAAGTCAATTCTTGGTTTACCTTTTAGATGCTCCTCAGTTACAATAGTAGGATTAGAGTCAAACTCTTCTACTTCTTCATAGTCTTCAATTACATAATCAATGTCTCTATCCTGCAACTTTAAGCATGGTTTACCATCAATTTCAATTATATCAAATTGATAATTCAATTCAGTTTGATATTCCTCCATACCATCTTTTAATGATGGAGCTTGATTAGGCTTTTTAACCTGTTTAGGTTTAAGGAACCTAATAGGATTAATGCATACTAAATCACCAACCTGAACACCATTTACATGTGGTCCAACTGCTAATACTGTTTGAAACTCATCTACTGATCTTCTCATCTTTGAACTATCAATTATACTAGTTCCTGAGAAACACATATCTTTTTCTTCAAGAATGTTCATTGTTGTAATAACAGTAGTGAACATTGGTTTGATCTTCTTAATTACTCTCATTTCTCCCTTATTCTTTTTGTATATTCAAATCTCTTTTTAACTCCTAACATTCTCTCATAAGTACATGAGAGCTTACCAAGTGAAGGTATGTTAAAGTTAGTCCTTAACTTACTAAAATCCTCCTCATTCAGTGATTCTTTTAAAGGTAAACTTGTTATAGTTTTCCTTACAAAAGCCCAGTGTGACTCATAAGCCAGCTTCACTACTTCCACTGGAAGGTTAAGTTCTATAGCTACTTTCTTTAATATCTCCTGATAACTCATTGTATATCAAATAAAAGCATTAGTTTAAATGAACCATTATCTTCAGTTATATTAGGTATAAATCTAGGATTTATCTTATTATTAACTATTAGTCCATTTCTCCTTAGTTTCCCCATAATTACTTGAAAGTATGCTGGAGTAACCTTATACTCTTCTCTTATTTTCTTCTTAGTATCCTCAGACATAACTACCTTATCAAGTATATCCTCATCAGATATAACTTTACCTAGATTATATCTTTCATAAGTAAATGCTGTAATTACATCTATCTCTCTATCAGTTAACTTATGGAATGGCTTTAGAAATTCAAACCAAAAACGAAAGAACTTTTTCTGAGAGGTAGGTATTCTAATTACATTATTAGCTGCCACTTCCATAATAACCTCCTTATTCTTCAGTTACAGGTTCTTCAGTACCAAATGTAATATCCTCAATCTCTTTAGCACACTTAGCAATAAAGTCTTTACTAAAGACAGAGTTAGTAGATTCCACTACTCTAAACAGATAATCAAGTCTCCTAAAGGTATTAGTCATATACATCTCTTGTATAGCACCCTTAAGTTTTCTATTCTCTTCAACTAACTTTCTATCTTGTTCAGATAACTGATGTAACATTCCAGTTAACTGTTCTCTTGATAATTCCTTAGGACCTTTTGGTTCCATCTTCATTTCTTTCTCCATCTTCTACTATTATTTGTTTAAGTAACTTCCACCATAAACTTCACCATACTTCTTCTCCCAAGTATAGATGTCAGTTTTATCTGTTTGAGTACAGCCACACTTATCACAATAGGGCTGTCCATTTACATCTCTAATAGCCAGAGACAAGCATTTAGTGCAATATTCTACTGGTTCACTATTATAATCATATTGCTTTTCCTGTGAGTCTTCCATAAATGTTCTTCTTATATCCATTCATTGTTCTGCTATTAACACCAGCTCTTCTAGAGCTGTTCACCCTATTATTGAAGGGTCTTTTAGGTGTTATAGTACCATATTTAGCCACATCACCTCTTCTAATTGCTCTAGCAACTGACTTATACTTAGATACTGCATCAAAGATAATCAAATCTTTAAGTTCTTCAGGACTATAACTAATATCATTAGTCTTCTTACTCTTTACTAAACTCTCCTCTTTCATATTTCCTTAGTTATTTGTAATACACTAGAACATACTGTTCACCTTGTTTAATAAGTGTAACTATCTGTTCTTTCTTAATCTCCAACTCATTGACAGCTTGAATTATTCCTCTTACAGTAGGTCTATAAATAGCTTCCATATAAGTTTCTTTAGCTTCTACTTCCATTGCCATATTACTTTTACTTTAATTTAGTTGCGAAGGGAAGACTCGAACTTCCAACACAGTATTACTGCTTCTTGTGGTTATGAGCCACACATGTTGCCATTACACTACCTCGCAATTTGAGGAGATTTGCTATTGGTACTCCTCTTTCTCCAGTATCAGCTTAGCTGGAACCCTCTATCATCTACCTCTAATTATCTAAATACTTACTATAAATCAAGAACCCTACTCCTACTAAATAAATACCCAGAGGTATTGAAAGTGATATAGGAATCAACACTAAATACTTCAAATACAATGGTATTCCCTGTAACATTGCATTAACTAAAACAGCTAACAATGCTATTAATGAATATATAGTTAATATACCATACCTGTCATCACACTTATCTCTGAGATTAATTAACCTCTTTAACTTCTTCTCTTCTAGTGTATCTTCTTTCTCTTCTAGTGTATCTTCTTTCTCTTCTAGTGTATCTTCTTTCTCTTCTAGTATAGAATGATTAAAGATAACACATTTATTAGGGTCTACAAGCATATTACAACTATTTAATTAAAAGAAAACTACTCCTATTTTCACAAACCAGAGTAGTGTGGAAACATGAAATCCAATCATCCCATTTTTCTTTAAAAGCTCTTACATTATGAATTATTGTTCCATCAATCACTCTACAAAGGTATGTAAAATAGTTGAGATACACAAATATCTATAGTTAATAAATACCAAGTCACTAAGCATCAATAGAATAACTTCACTTGAAGGTTAGAGTTAAATAGCTTGTCCACCAAAATACATCCTTGATGCATATAAATATACAATTGAA